TCTCAACCTCGTAAGAATAGTCGAACGAGAATCAAAAGTCATCAGGCTTGGAGCTTTCAGCCCAAGATTTCAAATTTAGGAATAGTCCTAAATGCGATACTTCCTGATTACACTACAGAGTTTTACTCTGCATGTGTGAATGATGTGAGAGACCTAATTACTTCATTGATCCGGAACCACGGTTTTACCGATGGTGCCGCTCGCTATGGGATTATGAAATCCTATACGATTGATCTAATCGAAGGAAAGAATCCTCAGAACCCAGGGTGGTTAGCCACTTCTGATGTTCATCGTGTTCCTTCTTGTCTTGGAAGGGACTTCCAAGCTCTCATTATCGACTTGCTTTTAACTGAAGTCGGCGACGTGAGTCTACCGAAAAAGTATCAAGCGGTCATAACCATTCTGAACATTGTTCGAATGATTGAAGGCCTAGCGGACCCAAACATGGCATCCGTTTTAGAAAAGTCGATACCTATCGACGAAGATTTACTCAAAGAGTTCGACACATACGTGTCTGAACGTTTAAAACCCTTTAAGTGGGACATCAAAACTGAGGTAAACCTATTTAAGTTCCGTTTTCACCTAGGTAAGAACGGTCCTAATAGTAAACCAAAGATTGAGTCTTCCATTGAGGAAGCAATATGTCTGTTGGAAAGTCCACTATTTTACAGCTTCTCTCGGATAGCCGAGGAAATTGGAGTAGTGTACCTTCTCGATTACTTGAAGGCGATGGTCAGTCAGGAATCCAAGAAATTTGGAAGCCAACTCGACTCTGTTAAAGAAAACACCAAACTGCGGGTACTAGTCTCAATTCCCGATTCAGGTCTTAAGACCCGAATCGTCGCGATTCCCGATTTCTGGACTCAAATGATATTGCTTCCCATACGGGAACATGTTCAAAGAGTTACCGAAAGATTATTCAGTAAGACTGACTTCCGGAAAGACCAGGATAGCGGCGTTGCCGCCATGGTCTCCTTCCAAAATCGGTGCATCTCGGGAGAGAAAGTCAAA